AATTAGACAATGGTATTTCTGTACTTGATTCGTGTACAAAATAATTACATTTTTCTATACTCTTATTATTTTTACGTAATTCTACATTTAACAAAGTACATCCATTTGTTATCATTCGTAAAGAAAATGAATAATAACCAGATACTGGTGCTATAAATGCATTATTAATAAACGAATTCGTAATATTTAAATCTATAGTATCCCATGATACCGTTTTTCTTTGTGATGCAATTTTATTTAATAATGAAACGGAAAAAATTGGTTTTGATTTTTGTTTAACAATTCCATTTACTTCTATATTATCTTTTATAAATAAAGATGTGTTAATATGTATATTCGAATCAATTTCCTCTATATTTTTAGTCCATTTAATGCTTTTATCTGTACATGTAAGAAAACTATTCTTCAAAATTGGTAATCGTTTAAAATTATTACATTCGTCTGCATAAAGTAAGTCTCCGGGTGCGTAATTACTTATTCCCGTTCCACCATTTTTTGTTTTTAATATACCTTCATTTACATTATTTACATTTAAGTTATTTATATTTGAACCATTACCATAAAAGTTTTCAGATGTGATATTTTTTAAATTAATTGTATCTACCCAAACTAATTTTTTGTGTTCGTTTGTAGATAAAATTTTACCATTTGATTTTGAGTCCGTGCGTAATATATCTAAAGAATTTGAATACGTCGAACCTGTAATAATATCACCATCTTTAAATGATAAATCTGGAAGGACTCCATGAGGATAATGACTTTTACATAAAGGTCGTCGTCTAAAATATTTTTCAAGGACCTTTGTATTTTCGATAATATTGACTCTATTTATAGTATTTAATAAAGAATTATTCGTAGTGTTAGATTCGTGTTCTAATTTTGTAATTCTTTGTAAATTGTTTTCTAAATTGTTTTCTAATGTACACGTATTTTCATTTAGTTTTAAAATATCTTTATTTGTATTTATAGTTTTGGTTTCTAAAGCTGATATTCTCGGTTGATATGTTCTATTTAATGATTTAGGTATATTTTCACATTTTATTTCTAAATCGTGAATTTTAGGGGTATTACCATCTAAAATATCTACACGCTTTATAGTTTCTAATAATTTTACATCTGTATTTTTATAATTATCTTGTATATCTATAATATCATTTGTAGAAATATTTAAAGAATTATTTAAATCTGTTAATTTTGTTGTAATTGTCTGTATTTCAGGTGTATGATTTATATATTTATTTTCCAAGTCTGTAATTCTACTTGTATTTTTTAAAATATCACTTTTTATATTTGGTAATACTGTTATTTGTTTAAAAAATTTATTTTCTAATGATTTTATTTTTTGTATATTATCATCTTCTATACTACGGATATCATTAATATTTCTATTTATAGTAGATTCGTTTATAGATATACTATTTTTTATAGATGTGATTTCGGGAGAATAGTCTATTATTCGATTTTTTACGTCGATAATACTTTTATTAAAATCATCTATATATGTTTCATTTTCCAATTTATAAATTCTATTTTTGAAACCTGATATTTCACTCTGTATATAATCTATCTTTGTTGCATTTGTAAATTCTATAATATTAGATACTGCATTCGGAGATGAATAATCGAGTAAATTTGTTTTTATACCTGTATCTATAATTTCCTTTGTATCTCGATCATAACCTATAAACGTAGTTTCGTTTGTAGTTTTTAAACGTATTGGTGATATATATGTCGAATTAGGTGTATTTACATCTATGAACACATTACTCGCATTTAATATAATTGAATTGTCGGCCTGTGTATCGTTAGTGTGTTGACCAACTTTAATTTTTGTAGAACGAACTTTTAGAAATTGTTGTCCCATTTAAGATAGTTGTGTATTTTAATTTGCGTAGGTGAGCCCTGCCATACCATTTTCAATACGAAGTATGTTATAGTTCACGGCGTATATAGGATGTGTAATTTTTTCAGATTCACTTATTATTTTTGCTGAATCTAAACGACTAAAATTAAGTGTTCCAGTTGGTTGAATAGAACTAGTAGATATACAAAAACAATATAAGAAAAAATCTGGTGACGTAACGAAATTTGTGTGATAATAATTCATAATATCGATATAATGTGGTTTAGCAAAACTGAAATTGTTTATATCTAAACCATTTAATTCAATTTTTATTTTATTTGTTATGGATGTTAATGGTCCATTTGTTGTTGTATCGGCACATGCGATATATTTTACCGGGTGATTAAATGTGAGTTCTTGGATGAGATCATGTGAAGGTATACTTTTTTGAACCTGTGTAATAAGTAAATTTTGGTTACGTGATACAATATTACCACGTTCTTCATTGTCGAGATAATAATAATTTGAATAACATTCAAAATTTAAACTATCTGTTACCTCTTTTCCCCAATATATACGAATTTCCACTTCGTGGTAATTTAAAGCGATTAATGGTATAGCATGTTGAGGACTTTCGCAAAAAAAGAAGCGTAAAGGGTAAAAGTAGGATTCTCCGCTTACACCTGGATGTACACCCAATGCAGATTTAGATACATTCGATGCCATTGTATCTATAGCAATTTTTTCAGTAAAATTTGAATCTTGCATGTCTATTAACTGGCCACCAATATAAAGTTCAACTTTATCAATGTAATCGGTCCAGTCATTAGTAGAGCTAGATTGTGTATTACTACCTACTGTAATATATGTATACCCCAAAAGATCACCTATTCGGTCAAATTTAACGGAGGACATTGAATTTACTTTCACAGACCCACGTATTGTCTGTTTTTCTATGGACTGTGAAAAGTTAGAATGTCTTTTAAAAGATGAGTTAAAAAATGATATTTCTGGATTACCCATTATATGCTTATCTTGAGCACCAATGGCAATAAGTTGAACAACACCAGAAGACATTTATAATAAGAAAAGGTTTAAATTATACGTACGAGACGCCCTGAAATAATTAGTAGGGCAAATTTCTTTTTTTGCAAACGAATCTAAAAACGAAAATTGAATCTGCACTACTATCAATTACGGAACTTGAAGCGTCTCCGCTTCTAAGAGTTATTGTTAACCTATCGAGTTTACGTATAGGATTAATGTACTGTTGCATTACGGGATACTCGTTTTTGAAAACTAAGTGGGTACTATTATAATCACCTGTTTTAACAATTGTTCCAAAGTTTTTATTTAACATTGAAAAATTAGATTGTCCATTAACAACATTGGATGTGCGCTGTGTAAAAATCGTATCGAGTTCATCGATTGATATATGACACACACGTTCAGCAGATGCGACCCTTATATTTGCGGTGAGTAATTGGGCTTGAACTATATTTTTAAGCGGTGTTTGTAGATAAACTGAAAAGACGTTATTATTTGTAGCTGTACCATCAAAACTATCAACGATAACTGTGTGATACTCGTGTTCGAAATCGGGTAAAGTGGATTGACTAGTCACTAAAGCCATTTATATATACTGGAGATTTTACTTCATCTTGTACCCCGCTTGTGCCGCGACCAACTTTTGGCCACCGCAAACACCGCCTCGGCTATCCGAGTAGTACGAATCCTTGAGACATTCTTCCGTGGATGGGAGGTCGAAGAGGGAACCTTCGTCGGACGTTTCGACGTCGACGGGCTGGTACTTGCTGGTACGCAAGTGTGTGAATGCCCACAAAATTAAAAAGACGAGCGCAATCGCCTTGAGAGTATTTTTGTTTGTAGAGTTGAGTGTCATTTGTATTGAACATACATTTTTTTATAAAGTGCGTTAAAGAAATTAGAATAGTTTCAATATAAAGATTAATGGACGGAGAGATCATTTTAAACCGAGGTAACACAAATGTTATGAAACTAGATGATAATGAACAGGCACTCATGAACGAGATTGAGATTGATATTCCAAGACCTCAGCCTGTGAAAAAACAAATGCCAAAACCTATGAAAACACAATTTACACCTCCTCAAGCACAAACTTTCCAGGAAGATATAGATTCTTTTGCGAACCCGAATAAACAGAATCCACCTTCCGTACCACCACCAGAAGAACCCATGGATTATGGAGAATACGAAGAAGATCTTAACCCTGGGTACGGCTACGAAGGCGGTGATACAGGAGGAGGTGGTATATATACGGAAGAAGAGAAACCAATGCCTGGGTATAAAACAATAGATGAAGAAAAAGCCGATCTCGTAAACAAACTTGGTCGGTTAGAAAAGAAAGGGTTCACGGTGAATAAACGTTTAAACGCGTATTCACCTATAGACGAACTTAGAACAGAAGTTAAGCGAATTACGTATAGTATTGATGTAGATAAATCGGTAAAGTTTTCGAGACGCATGCTTATTGCATGTACCACGGGCCTTGAGTTTATGAACAAAAAGTATAACCCGTTCGAAATTCAACTCGACGGTTGGTCGGAGAACGTCATGGAAAACGTCGAAGATTACGACGAAGTATTTGAGGAACTGTACGTCAAATACAGAACAAAAATGCAAGTCGCACCCGAGATCAAACTTATAATGATGCTTGGTGGTTCAGCTATGATGTTCCATCTTACGAATAGTATGTTTAAATCGGTCATGCCAAATATGAACGACGTGATTAAACAGAACCCCGAACTTGTTCAGAATATGATGTCAGCGGTCCAGAATACGGTTCCAAAATCCCAGCAACAGGCCGCGGAAACTGTAGATGCTAATGGGAGACGTGAAATGCAGGGACCGGGTTTAGACATTTCGAGTCTCATGGGTAACATTATGATGCCTCCACAACCTTCTATGAGTACAACCAGTATACCACCAATTACGGAAACAGGTGACGTTGAAGATGACGTTTCGGATATAGCCGAGACTGATGTAGAAAATTCCAAGAACGAAAAAGACGACGGTGATAGTGAAGTTCGTGAAGTTAAAGTTACCCAGACCAAATCAAAACGCGGTGGGGGTAAGAAGAAAAAGTCGGTCGAAATTAATTTATAAACAATAGTATAAATGATAGGGTATTGTCCTTTAGACGAAGATCCTATTGAAAGACCCCAACGTCAGGAAGTGGTCGCCAAACCCCAGGTTGTCAAACGCAAAAAACGTAGCATTTTGGGTGAAGACGATACCGAGTGTAATTACGTTGTCATGTTCTTTATTGCGGGTGTTATAGCACTTGCAGTCATGGACTCACTTCCATCTAAAAAGTGAGACTAAACCATCTACCATCCTGTTTGTTCCAGCATGGTAAATGTGATTTTGTTTTTTTAATTATTATGCGTTTTCCAAAGCCGTTACACGCACTAATAGATCCGCGTGTTTCCATCTGTATTTAGTGTTATTTTAACTTCTATCTATACTCAATTAATTGTGCTGTCCAATCATTAGCACTACTGCCAATTGGTTTGAGTACCCACTCGTATACACGTGAACTGGAACAACTAAATGACGAAGAATAATTGGGAAGTGATACATACGTAGTTTTACTACTCCCATTTATCTTTACATAAAAACTGTCATATATAGTGTTATTGTAACCATCGAATCTAAAATGGTACTCGTACCATAAAGACGATGGTAAAGATGAACGTATGTCTATGTAATCAAAACCATAACCACTGAAGTATTTCTTATCCGAATTATAGTTATAATTCGAAGAGGTAAATGAAGATTGAATCTCTACATCATACGAGCTTGTGGAAATATAACTATTAAAATCAGCTGTACCATAACTACTACTCCCACCACCTCCACCACCAAACGTTTGTGCGGTTCCGTTAATTCTTAAACTACCCGATAAGTTTATATCACCCACAACGTCTAATGTGTAACCTGGACCTGATGTCCCTATACCCAGCTTTCCATCATTCATCAATGTCATGCGTGTACTAGTTGATATATCACTCGTGTTATACGCCCATTTAATTTTATTAAAATCGGAAGCATCCACACCATAAGACCAACCAGTTGTATTACTATTAATCATAAACGAAATAAATGGGTCTTGGGTAGTGCTACTCGTTCGTATACCTATTACGGCGGGGTAAGACGAACTATCCTGTTTTACTAATAAACCATTTTCGTAATGATTCGAAGTATCTCTGCATTCTATGTGTAAAGGCGCATCTGGATCTGTTGTTCCTATACCAACCTTGCCCGATTCTAGCGTAAGGTTATGAGTAACACCGGATGTGAGTGAGTTATTTGATGTACCATCACATACGTAAAAATCAATCGAGTTATCGGACGCGTTAGTGCCAGCATTGTGTCTCGTTCGTATGAAATGCCTATACTGATCGTTTCCGTTCCAACCAAAAGTTAATTGTGGGCAATTATTCGTCGCACTATTAGTATCACCGTTTCGAATCAGTATACCACCATTTGTGGCACTGACTGATCCATCCACATCCAAATACCTCGACGGTGATGATGTTCCTATACCAACCTTACCCGAGCTTCTATAAACATCTGACCCTGACGTTGTCCAAGCACTCGAACCACCGCCACCACTTACCGTTGTCCATGTCATTGCACCCCCACCACTCGATGTAAGTACTTGTCCATTCGAACCCGCAGAACCATTTGCACGTAAACCACCTGTTATGTTCGCATTACCCACAACGTGTAATGGGTAACTTGGACTTGTTGTTCCTATACCAACATTACCCGAGCTTCTATAAACATCTGACGACGACGTTGTCCAAGCACTCGAACCACCACCACTTACCGTTGTCCATGACATCGCACCTCCACCACTCGATGTAAGTACTTGTCCACTCGATCCATAAGAATTATTTACATATAAACCACTCGCTAGTCTCATGGTACCGTTAACGTCTAATAAATCCGATGGTGTATTTGTACCTATACCAACTTTACCGGATGGTGCTAATATGACATTATCTTCGTTTGATCCCGAGCCGTCATTTTCGGTTCCGATTATGAGTCGACTTTTTTCGTCCCCGGAACTTGTCGAATCTTCGTATTGTATGTATCCATAATCTGAATTATTATTCCTTCTACTTGGGAAAACAATACACGACGAACCACCTGAATCACCATGGTCTAATACGAGTGTACCAGAAGTTGCCGAACGACTTGATCCCGTCGATTCGTAAATATGGAGTGGTCCAGATGGTGATGATGTTCCAATACCAAGTTTATCCCATATTCGAACAGCTCTATTTGAACTACTCGTTCCCGCACCTATAATATCGAGCGCGTTGTTTCCACCACCACTCCACGTACTGTACCCAATTTTACCCGCGTTTGTTTCTTTTCCGGATACACCCGTCCCCCATTCGAACGTATTTGTTCCGGATAACGATGAATTTCCACCAACACCACTTACCGTTGTCCATGACATCGCACCCCCACCACTCGATGTAAGTACTTGTCCACTCGAACCCGCAGAACCATTTGCACGTAAACCACCTGTTATGTTCGCATTACCCACAACGTGTA